TCTGGGCTTGCATCTTCAAGCTCGTGGCGTGGCTGGTCGTTTACCCGCTGAGCTGGGCCTACGCCTACGCGGCGGCCATCGTCGTTTCGCTGGTCCTCACGGCCCTGCGGAAGGCTTCGTGACGCCAGCCTGCGCGCTCATCGTCTGGAGCCTCGGGGGCTACGCCCTCGGGGCCTTCCTCATCTGGGCAACGTCCCGGCTGTGAAGACGGACAGCTCCCTCCTCAGCAAGGGGCCGTGCGGTGCGTGCGGCTCCTCTGACGGGAACGCCACGTACTCGGACGGCCACACCTATTGCTTCGTCTGTGAAGCCTACGGGCACTCAGACGGAGCCTCTCCCTCAACCCCCAGGAAGCCCAAGATGGCCGCCAACATTTTCTATGACGGCGACTTCCGGGCGCTCCGTTCACGGGGCATCTCGGAGGAGACGTGCCGCAAGTTCGGCTACAAGGTCGGGACCCTCGGAGACGGCAGGACCGTCCAGGTGGCCCCGTACTACCGTGACGGGACCCTCGTAGGCACGAAGGTCCGCCCCGCTGATAAGGACGGCATCTTCAGCACGGGCGACATGGGCGAAGTCGAGCTATTCGGGCAGAGCGCCTGGGGCTCGGGTGGTCGCTGTGTCGTCGTCACGGAGGGCGAGATTGACGCGATGTCAGTCTCGGAGGTCCAGGCCAACAAGTGGCCCGTGGTCTCGATCCCCAAGGGCGCCAAGGATGCCCGCAAGTCCATCGCTCGGAACCTCGAATGGCTCACCACCTTCGAGACCGTCGTTCTCATGTTCGACATGGACACGGCTGGGCAGGACGCGGCCCGTGAGTGTGCCGTCCTGTTCCCCCCAGGGAAGTGCAAGATAGCCTCCCTGGCCCGCAAGGACCCCAACGAAGTCCTCCAGGCCGGTGAGGGGCCACAGCTCATCAACGCCATCTGGCAGGCCAAGCCGTACCGACCGGACGGCGTGGTCCGCATGGCGGACATCTTCGAGGAGATGATACGGGACCCCGAACAGGGCCTCCCTTGGTGGACGCCAAAGCTCACTGAGGCCACCTTCGGGCGGCGCTACGGTGAGGTCTACGGCTTCGGTGCCGGGACTGGCATTGGCAAGACGGACTTCTTCACCCAGCAAATCCAGTTCGACGTGGATGAGCTGAACCAGCCCGTGGGCCTGTTCTTCCTGGAGCAGAAACCCGCCGAGACAGGCAAGCGCGTCGCCGGTAAGTTTGCCTCGAAGTGCTTCCACGTCCCGGACGGTAGCTGGACCCGAGAGGAACTCATCGAGGCCGCCACGCGGATGCGTGAGGACGACCGGCTCCACTTCTACGACAACTTCGGCTCGGCCGACTGGGACGTGATCGCGGCCAGCATCCGCTTCATGGTCCACGACTCCGGGGTGAAGCTCTTCTACCTCGACCACCTCACCGCCCTGGCCGACCCGGCAAACGAACGGGAGAGCCTGGAGGGGATCATGAAGAGTATGGCGATGCTGGCCCAGGAGCTGGGCATCATCATCCACTTCGTGTCGCACCTCGCGACCCCTGACGGGACCCCTCACGAGGAAGGCGGGCGTGTCGCCATCCGGCATTTCAAGGGCGCCCGAGCCATCGGCTTCTGGTCGTTCTTCATGTTCGGCCTGGAGCGGAACCAGCAACACGACGACGAACGCTGGCGCTCCATCACCCTGTTCCGGGTGCTGAAGGACCGCTTCACGGGGCGCTCAACGGGCAAGGTCATCCATCTCGGATACGACAGCACGAAGGGCCGCCTCTTCGAGACCGAACCGCCCGGCGACGACATGCCAAAGGGTTTCGGAGACGAGACCCAGGGGGCCGGTACGTCCGACTTCTGACCTCAGCTACCCACACGTGAGAGGAACTCATGCTCACCCCAGACGAGATTATCCTCATGCTGCGGCGCGAGGGCTTCCACGAGGCCGCTGAGCGGGTCCAGGCCGAGTACCGGAAGCGCATCGCCCAGCTAAAGAAGGCACCCCTCCCATGCGAGTGAAGAGCGAAGACGAAGGCGTGGTGGTCCGTGACCGGAAGAACCCGGAGCGTGTCCTGGGCCGACTGAACCACCGCCCTTGCGCCCTCCGTGGGGCTTACGTCGAGATGGCGATTATGCCCCGGATGACGGCCCGCATGTGGGTAGACCCACCCGCCCCAGACGAGCCGGTGGAGTGCCTCCGAGCCCGCTTCGAGGTCTCCTATCGGACCACGGACGGGGGCTACACGAAGCACGCCGAGTTCCTCACGGACACCCCACTCGGGGTCCTCCAGATGCTCCAGACGTTCCGCCTTCCGGGCGAGTCGGAGGAGCAAGCCCACTACCGCCTCCGCTTCTCCGACTACTGACCAACCCACACGTAGGACCATCCCATGCAAATCCCCGCTAAGTGGGTTGCCGTCTTAGCGGCGATCCAAGTTGCTGCGCCTGAAGCCTTCCTGGCCGGTGGCGCCCTTCGTGACCTCGACCTGGGCCGCGAGGTGAAAGACCTGGACATCTTTGTGAGCGAGGCCGGCTACGGCGCCGCTCAGGTTGTCCTCTCCCAGCTCGACTACGCCCCCGCCAACCGCCAGTGCCTCGACTACGTCGGCGCAGACTTCAGCGTCGTTGAGGGCCGCGAGTTCAAGCGGGAGGGGGAGGTGACGGTCAACCTCGTGTGCCTGAGGGCGGACTTCGGGTTCCCGAGTGGTCTGTACCGCTTCGACCTGGGGCTCTGCCAGATCGGCTTCGACGGCCGCGAGGTGGTGAAGACCGCCGCCTACATCGAAGACGCCACCAACAAGACGCTGACCGTCCTTCGATGCGAGAGCGTCGATCAGATGGTCAGAACGGAGCAGCGCGTTGAGCGCCTCCAGGCCAAGTTTCCCGACTGGCCTTCCATCATCCCCGCCGAGTTCGCCCAGTTCCAGGTGCCCGCCGTGGCACCCTCTGAGGACCTCTTCGGCTGACCTGACCTACCCACAAGTGGGTCCTTCACAGCTACTCCAGCGAGAGGGCACATGACCCCCCAAGACACCCTAGCGTGGTTCCGCGCGGCTGACCCCAAGGTTACCGCTCGGGCCACTGAAGAGCGGCGCGTCCTCGCCTTCGACATCGAGACGAACGGCCTCCTCGACCAGCTCACCCGCGTCCACTCCCTGGTCCTGCGGGACCTACACACGGGCGAGGTCTGGAGCTGTACCGACAACGACCCCAAGGACCACTCAGTCCCCTTCGGCGTGAAGATGCTGATGGAGGCTCGGCGGGTCGTCGGCCACAACATCATCAAGTTCGACATCCCGGCCCTCGCCAAGGTCTACCCTTGGTTCAACCTGGACGGGGTCGAAGTCGAAGACACGCTCGTGGAGTCCCGCCTCATCTGGTCGGACCTCACGCCCGGCGACCAAGAGCGCATCCGCAAAGGTACGTTCCCCGGCCGCCTCATCGGAGCCCACGGCCTCGAAGCCTGGGGCTACCGCCTGGGCAAGATGAAGGGCGACTACTCCGAGCTGCGGGAAGCCGAAGCGAAGGAGCAAGGCATCACCGATAGGGCGGCCATCACGGAGTTCGTGTGGGCCACCTGGAACCCTCCGATGCAGGACTATTGCATCCAGGACGTGGAGGTGACGGCCGCCCTCTGGGACCTCATCCATTCCAAGCGGGTCTCCCGCATGGCCGTGGAGATGGAGCACCGCTTCGCGGACATCATCGCGGGCATGGAGCGGAACGGCTTCAGCTTCAATGAGGCCGGCGCCCAGGCTCTCTACGCCACCCTCGTGGGCAAGCGCCTGGAGATTGGCGCCAAGCTCCGCGCTGTGTTCCCGCCGAAGGAGGTCACCGAGACCTTCATTCCCAAGGTCAACAGCAAGCGGTTCGGCTACGAGAAAGGTGTCCCGTTCACCAAGCGGTGGATGGTGGAGTTCAACCCGTCATCCCGACAGATGATCGGTGACCGGCTCATAGCTCTCGGCTGGAGCCCGTCAGAATACACCCCCTCGGGCCAGCCTAAGATTGACGAGAAAATCCTCTCGAAGCTTCCCTGGCCGGAAGCCGCGGTCCTGGCCGAGCACTTCCTCATTGAGAAGCGCATCGGGCAGATTGCGGAGGGCGACCAAGCGTGGCTCAGGCTGGTCCGCAAGGGCCGCATCCACGGCTCCGTCAACACGAACGGAGCGGTCACCGGGCGCTGTACCCACAGCAACCCGAACGTGGCCCAGGTGCCCAAGTGCGGGTCCCCTTACGGTCACGAGTGCCGCGACCTGTTCTCGGCCCGGAAGGGCTGGAGACTGGTCGGCATCGACTTGGCCGGCGTCGAGCTGCGCTGCCTCGCCCACTACATGAGCCGCTACGATGGCGGCGCCTACGGGCGGGCTGTGGTCGAAGGCAAGGAAGCGAATGGGGACGATGTCCACTCGCTCAACTGCATCGCTATGGGTCTCGACCCCAAGGCCATCTACGTGGCCGAAGGGAAGACCCAGACGGGCCGTAACCTCGCCAAGACGTTCATCTACGCCTTCCTCTACGGGGCCGGTGACGAGAAGCTCGGGACCATCGTAGGCGTCTCCCCTGAGGAGATCGCAGCGTTCCCGAGGACGGAAGCCCGGCTCTACGCCGCGGCCATCAAACGCTTCGAGCGGGACGGCCGTGAGCTGGACCCGGTGGCTCTGGCCCGCGTGGTCAAGGGCGGCATCCTCAAAGCGAGCTTCCTGAAGAAGACCCCGGCGCTCGCCATGCTCCGCGAGGCTGTGAGCCTACGGGCTGACGGCTGGGTCCAGAAGCAGAAGCCCGAGCGGGTCACGAACCCGAAGGACTGGAAACAGGCCCTCGACAAGTCGTGGTGGTGCCGCTGCGGGATCAAGGGCGAGCTGACGGCGCTCGACGGCCGCACCCTCTCGGTTCGTCACTCCCACGCCGCCCTCAACACACTCCTCCAGAACGCCGGGGCTCTAGTCGCCAAGCTCGCGACAATCCTCGCCTACGACTCCCTGCAATCCGCGGGGCACACCCACGGTCGTGACTGGGCGCTGTGCGCGCACATCCACGATGAACTCCAAATCGAAAGCAAAGAGGGCATCGTTGATGCAGTCAAACACATCGTCATCGTCAGCATGCAAGAAGCCGGACGTATCCTCGGCTTCCGCGTTCCCATCGACGGAGCGGCCAAGGACGGCTTCACCTGGGCCGACACTCACTGATGTCCTGGAGCTAGCCTACATCGAGCCGTTCACGACCAAGTGCGACTTCGCGCGCTTGGCCGCTGACCGTATCGCGATGGCGGCCAGTGACGGCTTCATTACCACGAAGATTGCGACGGGCCTGTTCGGCAACCGCTGGCGCCTGACGCCGGCCGGGTCCCGTCACCTCTTCACCCTCATCGGGCTCAACGGAGACGCCGCGTGATTTGCAACATCGAGAACCGTGCCCTCCGTCGTCTAGCGTTGGTAACGGCCGCGCCGCTGATCCTCGCGGTTGCGTGGACCCTGGGGGCGGTCGGCCATGTGCTGGAGGACGCCCAGCGCGACTTCCGGGTCTGGAAGCGGGCCTGGGCCAAGTGAAGTACCTCCGCGCCGCCCCCTTGGCGGTCATTGAGGCCCTCGCCATCAACTACGGCATCAGCGTCCTCATGCTTTGGCTCTACGCCAAGGCGTGGTGGGGGTGCCTTTGAAGGTCCTCATCCTCAACGACAAGCCGAACCAATACCTCTCCGGTGCGCTCCTGCGCCGGGGACCTCTCGACCATGACGCCGTGGTCATCATCCCGCCCGAGCTTTCCCTAGACGCCCTCGTAGAGGTCCTCGCGGAGAAGGTCTGCGCGGACAACCCAGAGGACCCGTCAGATGCACCCTGACACTTTCGCCGGCTGCGTCGTTGCGGTCGTCCTGGCCGCCCTCCTCGGGGCCTGGATGGCGCAGACGCATGTCCGCACCGTCCCACCTGTGCGACCTTCCCAGGTTGAAGAGCGCAGTGACTTCATCCCGTACTGCCCCACACGGGCGTTCGGGCAACCCCAGACGTATTACCCGTGCATGTACTCCTCACGGGAGTTCAGCGCATGAGTAAGCGCGTTCTCCTCATTGACGCTGACGTGCTCGCCTACGAGGCCGCATCGGGTTGCGAGAAGGCCACCGAATGGGAGCCCGGCTACTGGACGTGGCACTGTTCCTTCGAGGATGTGAAGGCGCACTTCGACAGGTCGCTTGAGGTCATCTGCGACACGCTGAAGGGTGACCCGGTGCTGTGCCTCACGGACAGCCTGGGCAACTTCCGGTTCTCCGTCCTGCCCACCTACAAGGGCAACCGGAAGGGCCAGAAGAAGCCCCTCGTGCTCACGGCGTTCAAGGAACACCTCATCGAGAACCACGGCGCCTACTTCCGGCCGGGCCTCGAAGGGGACGACTGCATGGGCATCTTGGCGACCCGAGCGAACCCCACGGGGGAAGAGCGGGTCATCGTCTCCGTGGACAAGGACATGAAGACCATCCCCGGTCTCGTGTGCCGCTGGCCCATCGAGAAGGAGCCCCGCGAGGTCACCTTGGCCCAGGCCGACTACTGGCACCTCTACCAGACCCTCATGGGCGACACGACGGACGGCTACGCGGGATGCCCCGGAATCGGGAAGGTTACCGTGGAGAAGGTCCTAGGGCCTGAGCCCGGACACAGTGAAGAGTTCGATGTGGCGGGCACCTACTGGCCCGCGGTAGTGGACGCCTTCGCCAAGTCCAAGGGCAAGCTCACCGAAGCTGATGCCCTGGTCCAGGCCCGAGTTGCCCGCATCCTCCGGGCTAGCGACTACGACTTTCAGAAGAAGGAGCCGAAGCTGTGGAAGCCGTGACCACCCCCTCGTGTAGCTCCTGCCGTTACATCGCTCGCATGGACTTCGAGCAGCCCTGCAACGGATGTGCTGGGCTCCATGAAGGCATGCCTAGCTTGTGGGAACCCAACGAACCCGCCCCGGCTCTCGTAGAGGCCCTCCAGGTCCACGCTGAGGTGACCTCTACCGGCACCTCCACGGGTGGCTCGACGGGCTACTACAAGCTCCCCGAGGGTGCCACGGACCTTCAGGACCTCATCGAGGCCAAGCGGATGAGCTTCAGTCGCGGCAACATCTTCAAGGCGGCCTACCGTCTCGGAGAGAAGGACGTGGCCTCCGAAGCCTACGACCTCCGCAAGATCATCTGGTTCGCGGAGCGGATGCTGAAGGCCCTCGACAAGCCCGCCTAATGACCCCCGGACGGGGCGCTTAACCGTGCCCCGACCTACCCACCTGCGGGTTCAATTACCCCTCACCCCAGGAAACCTGAAGGCTCACCCGATGGACTACCGGAAGTGGCCCCAGCTCGGGGCTGACCTCATCGACCACCTCGAAAAAGCCTTCCCAGAGAAGAGCCCCCAGAAGGGCGAGACCCTGGAGAACCTCATGTTCCGAGGAGGGCAGAGAGACGTGGTCTCCACCCTCCGGGCGGTCTTCACCCAACAGAACGAGACCGTCCTAAATGTGCTTGAAGATGAGTCAGTCGGCCGCTCGTCGGGCGATGATCGCTGACGCGGCCAGAGCCGCTACACCTCCCGCTCCCGAGCCCGAGAAGACCGCTGAGGCGGTACAGGGCGCCCCCGCGTCCCAGACCGATGACGAGCTTTCGAGCGCCCGGCGTGGCCGTAGCGCGCTCCGTGTCGGCCTCTCCCAGACCGGCCTGAACGTTCCCCAGGGCTGATCCAATGGCCCTCTCCGCGGCTGGGCGCTACACCCAACTCCAAGGCCAGCGGGACCCGTTTCTTAGACGAGCCCGCGAGTCGGCCAAGCTCACCATCCCGGCTCTCATGCCAGAGGAGGGGAGCAACGGCTCCACCCAATTCATCACGCCGTTCCAGGGCCTCGGGGCCGATGGCGTGAATACCCTCTCAGCGAAGCTCTTGCTTGCGCTGCTCCCCCCTAACTCCCCCTTCTTCCGCCTCCAGATTGACGACTTCACGCTTGAGCGCCTGACCCAACGGGAAGGCATGCGCGGCGAAGTCGAGAAGGCCCTCAACAAGATTGAGCGCGCCGTCATGACGGAGATTGAGACGACCAGTCTCCGCGTCCAGTCCGGTGAGGCGCTCAAGCAACTCATCGTCGCCGGCAACGCTCTCCTGTTCATGATGCCCGAGCGCGGCATGCGGGTCTTCCACCTGGACCGATACGTGGTCCACCGGGACCCCGCAGGGAACGTTCTGGAGATCATCACGAAGGAGTCAGTGGCTCCCTCCGCGCTCCCTGAAGATGTCCGTGAGGCTCTCCCGAAGCCGGCCGTATCCGGCAACGACTCGGTTGAGAAGACCGTGGACCTCTACACCTACGTGAGGCGTGGCAATGGCCGCTGGAACATCTTCCAGGAAATCAACGGCGTCGTCGTCCCTGGTTCCCGTGGCTGGTATCCGCTCGACAAGAGCCCCTGGATTCCCCTTCGGTGGACCCACGTGGACGGCGAGAGCTACGGCCGTGGCTTCATCGAGGAGCACATTGGCGACCTCCGCTCCCTGGAGAACCTGACGAAGGCCATCGTGGAAGGCTCCGCGGCGGCTGCGAAGGTCCTCTTCCTCGTGGACCCCAACGGGACCACCCAGCTCCGCACCCTCACGGAAGCCCGTAGCGGCGCCGTCCGGGCCGGTAACGCGAAGGACGTGAGTGTCCTTCAGCTCGACAAGTACGCGGACTTCCAGATTGCCTTCAAAACCCTGGAGCTGATTACCCAGCGCCTCTCGAAGGCGTTCATGCTCATGTCCGTGGTCCAGCGACCCGGTGAGCGTGTGACGGCAGAGGAAATCCGGCGCGTTGCCGGTGAGCTGGATGACGCCTTCGGCGGCACCTACAGCATCCTCTCCCAGGAGTTCCAGCTCCCTCTCGTGTCGAACATCATGTTCCGCATGGAGAAGGCGAAGCGGATGCCGACCCTTCCGAAGGACCTTGTCCGCCCGGCCATCACTACCGGCATCGAGGCACTAGGCCGGGGCCAGGACCTCAACAAGCTCGACCAGCTCATGATGGGCCTCGCCCAGCTCTTCGGTCCTGAGGCGGTCGCCCAGGAGATGAACGTGGCCGAGTACATCAGCCGCCGCGGTACGGCGCTGGGCATCGACATGGGCGGCCTCGTGAAGTCCCCCGAGCAAAAGGCTCAGGAAGCTCAACAGGCCCAGATGCAGGCCATGATGGAGAAGCTCGGTCCCAAGGGAATGGACATCGTCCGTGACCAGATGGACCCCAGTAAGCAGGCCCCCGATGCCCCGTAGAAGGACCACCCCCGTGGAAGCGACTGAGACCCCTGTGGTGCCCGCTGAGGCGCCCGTTACCGAGACCCCGGAAGTCCCCGTTGTGGAGACCCCGGAAGTGACCAGCCCCGAGCCCGTGACCGGCCCCACCCGCGTGGTGAAGGACGGCATGGTCATCGAAACCTTCTGAGGACCCATGACGACCCCCTCTCCCGAGACGACCAACACGCCGACCGATACGACCGCGACGACGCCCCCGGCCCCCGGCACGCCGGCTCATGACGCCGCCCTCGCGGCCACCTTCGAGAACCGCGACAAGGCTGCGGCCGAGAACCGCCAGCCCGAGACCCCCAAGGCCGAGAAGCCGGCAGGGCTCCCGGATGCGTTCTGGGATGCCGAGAAGGGCGAGGTGAACGCCGCTGCCTTCGAGGCCCTGAACAAGCCCGCTGACAAGGCCGATGAGCCCGCCCCGAAGACGGACGCTGAGAAGGCCGCTGAAGCTGCCAAGAGCGAGCCCGTGAAGGCTTTCGAGGCGGTCACCGCTGAGGGCACCAAGGCTCTCACGGAAGTTGGCCTCGACTACGCCAAGTACGCCGAGAGCTACCAGAAGAACGGCGGCAAGCTTACGGATGCCGACTACGCCGAGATGGCGTCGAAGAACATCCCGAAGGCAGTCGTGGACGCCCACATTGCCGGCCTCGTGGCCCACGCCAATGCGGAAGCTGCGACCATCCAGGCCAGCGTCTATTCCGTGGTTGGCGGTGAAGCCAAGTACGGGGAGATGGTGACCTGGGCCAAGGCGAACGTCCCGGCCGGTGACCTCGCGGCCTTCGACAAGGTCATCGACACGGGCTCCATCGACGCCGTGAAGATGGCCGTGGAGAACCTGTACGGGAAGATGGTCGCTGCCACCGGCTCCGAGCCCCGCCTCGTGAACGGTAGCGGCCCCGCGGTCAACGACGCCTTCGAGTCCACGGCCCAGCTCACGGACGCCATGAAGGACCCGCGCTATCGTGCGGACCCGGCGTACCGGAAGGCCGTTGAGGCGAAGCTCGCACGTTCGAACATCATGTGATGCGGCGCGTCTCCTTCCCCTGGAAGAGGCGCTGGCGCCTGACCCTCGCGCTGCTTCTGTGGTGCGGGGTCATGGCCTCTTACATCATCATCTACGCGCCCGCTGAGGACCGCCTGAGGGAGACCGCCCTCCAGGGCATCTTCCTCCTCACGGGGTCCGTGGCCGGGGCTTACCTGGGCTTCGCCACCTGGGACGACCGCCACGCCCGTGGGGTCATGACCCGCCGAGTGGAGCGCGATCCCATCCCCGAGCCCCAGGAGGAGCACGAGAATTGACCCTGTTCCTGACCCCTATCCTGGCCCTGCTTCGTCCCTTCCTGCCGTACTTCATCGCCCTCGCGGCGGTCCTTGTCGTGATCTTCGGGGCCTACCTGAAGGGCAAGGGCGCGGTTCAGGCTGAGTGGGACGCGGCGGTCCATGCCCAGAACCTCGCGGCCCTGGAGAAGCAAGTCCAGACCGATGCAGCCGTGAAGTCCGCAGACGCGGCCCGAGCGGATGCCGCGGAGGCCGCTCTCCTCGACTTCCAGAAGAAAGCCAAAGCCAATGCGCAGGGTCTCAAGCATCCTGGCCGTGAGTGCTTTGATGCTGACGACACTCGCCGCGTGCAACGACTCTTCGAGCGTTAGGTTCGTCCAGCTCCCCGGCGTCCCTGAGGACGTGAAGGAGTGCTTCGAGCGGCTTGTTCCAGCACCCAAAGCCAAAAAGATGACCAGCAAGGAGGTCTTCTCCCTCATCTCTGAGCTTCGCCGCTCGGAGCTGGAGAAGGCCCAGTGCGGGTCCCGTGTGGTGTCTCTCTGGGAAGACTACCGGGCCGCGTACAAGGACTAGTTCCGGGCCTCGCGAGAGGTTCCGCGCCTATCCCTAAGGGGACCGTGAAGGGACCCTCACACTACCAGTCCGCTACGCCTGGATAGTCCCTGAGGGTCCCCGAACAATCCTGAAGGTTTCGAGAAGCAACAGCCACACCTGCCGTTCTCGGCGGTGGCCTGAAGACACGTCGTCTTCTCACGGCTTACTCGGCACCCCCAGGTTTTTACATGGCTGACGCCAACGTTGCTCGCATTGGTCAGATCAATCAGACCGGCGACGTTACCGCCCTGTTCCTGAAGGTGTTCGCTGGCGAAGTTCTGACGGCTTTCGATGCCGAGAACCTCTCGCTCGCGCGCACTCAGGTTCGTTCCATTTCCAACGGCAAGTCCGCCCAGTTCCCGCGCTCGGGTCTGATCGGCGCCAACTACCACACACCCGGCACTGAGATTGTCGGCACGAAGATCAATCAGGCCGAAGTGGTCATCAACATCGATGACCTTCTCATCTCGCACGGCTTCATCGCCAACATCGATGAGGCGATGAACCACTACGATGTCCGCTCGATCTACTCGACGGAGATTGGTCGTGCCCTCGCCAAGCAGATGGACTACCACATCCTCCAGACCGGCGTCCTTGGCGCTCGTCAGGCGAACGTGGTCACCGGCCTTCCGGGCGGCTCCGTCATCACCCTCGGGGCGGCTGGCGATGAGCTGAACGGCCTGAAGCTCGCGGCGGCCCTCTTCCAGGCGGCCCAGCTCCTCGATGAGAAGAACGTCCCGGCTGACGGCCGTACGGTCTTCCTTCGCCCGGCCCAGTACTACGCCCTGGCGCAGTCCACGCTGGTCATCAACAAGGACTGGGGTGGCGCTGGCGCGTACTCGGACGGCAAGGTCCTCCGCGTTGCTGGCATCGAAATCCTGAAGACCAACAACCTGCCGAACACCGTCGTCGCCAACGGCACGGTCCAGGCCGGCACCGCCAACCGCTACGCGGGCGACTTCGCGAAGACCGTTGGTCTCGTGATGCACTCTTCGGCGGTCGGCACCGTGAAGCTCCTCGATCTGGGCATGGAGACCCAGTACGACGTTCGCCGTCAGGGCACCCTCATGGTCGCCAAGTTCGCTTGCGGCCACGGCGTTCTTCGCCCCGAGGCGGCCATCGAAATCAAGTCGTTCTGATCTGATCTACCCATAACTGGGTAATTCCCACCTTGAACCGGGTGAGGGCCTTCGGGCCTTCCCCGGTTTTTTTCGCTCATGGAGGCCACATGGCTCTCGCAAGAGACAAGTTCGGTAACCCGGTCCAGGCCCTCGAAATCGGCGTTACCCAGAAGATCGCAGTAGGCGCGGCCTCGACCACCTCAACGGCCATCTCGGCGGACGTTATCCGCGTCAAGGCCACGGTCGATTGTCATATCAAGGTCGGCGTAGGCGCCACGACCAACGACCTCCTCCTCTCCGCGGGAGAGACGGAGTACTTCTCCTTCGGCACTGGAGGAACGCTCGCGGTGATCCGCGCGGGCACCACGGACGGCTCCCTCTTCATCACGGCGATGTCCTGATGTTGGGCCGTCCTGGGGGCCTGGGTAAGCACTCCAGGCGCCGCTCCGCTGCGGGGGCCGCGGCCCTCACCTTAGAAGAGGCCATTGCCGCCGTCCCCAACGTAACGCTTCGCCTCCAGAACAGCGGTCTCAGCGTCACGAACGGGGCGGTTGTCGCGTGGGCTAACCAGGGAAGCGCGGGTGGCACCACGAGTGGGGCCAGCGGTAACAACACCTGGGAGACGAACTCGATTAACGGGTTCCCGGCTGCGCTGGCTGACGCTAGCGGCGAGGGTATGACGCTTTCGGGCGTGACCGGGAGTAGCCTTCTCGGCTCAACCTTCGAGGCAACTTGGTTCTTCGCAGAGCGGAGGACCGGAAACCAGGGCGCCAGCTCGTCTCCGTTTGGCAACAACGTCATCTTCGGTGACGCATCGGGGCACTATCGAATCAACTTTGCCCAAAACAGCCGTCGGCTGTTCTTCGGGTTCTTCAATCCGAGCCACACCGGGTTCGATACAGGTATCGTTGTCCCTGACGCTGTACCGTATGTGTGTGCCATTCGGTTCAAGGCCGACGGTTCGTTGCGAGTGAACCTGAACGGGGTCGTGACGACCTTCCCCGCAAATACAATGCTGGGGGCCACGACCGCATACCAGGGCGTCGCGCCTTGGATCAACTACAATCAGGGAGGCGGCGCATCACGCGGCCACTTCTACATGATTTCGTCGGACCCCGTGTCTGACACCATCATGGACAACATGGTGGACGCCATGAAGGCATCGCCTCAGCTCTACGGCTGATTACACCACCCTCAAAGGTAAACCTCATGGACCTCACTCCGACAACGGAGCTGGAGGCCGTGAACCGCATGCTCATCAACATCGGTGAGACCCCCATCAACACCCTGGAGAACCCTGGGGTGGTCGATGCTGTGCGCGCACGGCAAACGCTCTACGACACTTCTCGGACCCTACAGGCCCAGGGCTGGCACTGGAACCGGGACCGGGACTTCACCCTACCGACCTCACTCCCGGATGGGGAGATTATGGTCCCGGCGAATGCCCTCACGGTCACCCTAAAAAGCACCGGGTGTGAGGACGTGGTTCTCCGTGGACGGCGCCTCTACGACGCCCGGAGGCACACCTACAGTTTCGACCGCGGCATTGTAGCGGACGTGGTGACCCTACTCCCATTCGATGAGCTGCCGGAACCCGCGCGCCAGTACGTCACCCTCTCGGCCTGCCGTACCTTCCAGGAGAACGTGGTGGGCTCTGAGACGCTCTCGGGCTTCGACAGGCGCGACGAGAAGCTGGCCTGGGCTTCGTTGATGAACGCGGAGGCTGAGGAGTCCAACCTAAACGTCCTTTCCGAGCCCTCAGTCTCCCGAGTGCTGGGCCGATGACGCTGGTTAGCGGGACCATCCCGAACCTCGTCAACGGGGTCAGCCAACAGCCCCCGGCTATCCGCCTCGCGTCCCAGTGCGACCTCCAGGTGAACGCCCTCTCTTCGGTCGCGTCTGGGGTCAGTAAGCGCCCCCCAGCGTTTCACCGGGGGCGACTGCGAAACGAGCCGATGGATGGGGCCTTCGTCCACTTCATCAACCGAGACGCGGCGGAACGGTACGTCGTCCTGATTCGTAGCGGAGCCCTGAAGGTATACCGCCTATCGGACGGCTCCGAGGTGCCGGTGTCGTTCCCCCACGGGACCACCTACCTGACCACCGACTTCCCCGTGAACGCCTTCCGGGCGGTGTCTGTGGTCGATTACACCTTCATTCTTAACCGTGAGCGGTTCACCGGAAGGGACACCGCCACCGTCCCCGCGAGGCCGTTTGAAGCCCTAATCTGGGTGAAGCAGGGGGCCTACGCGAGCAAGTACAAGATCACCGTCGATGGCCTTTCGTCCGAATACGAGACCCTCAACGCGGCCCAGCCGTCCAACGCGGCGTTCCTCCAAACGGAACTTATCGCGGCCAACCTGAGGGCTCCCACGCAAGACGCCTTGGCGGCCCGTGGCGTCTACTGCCAACAGTACGGCTCCATCCTCCACTACGTCTGTGACAGGGACTTCTCCGTCACCTTCTCGGACTCCCTAGGTGACGCCGGGATCAAGCTCGTTAAGGACGCCGTCCAGGGCTTCTCGGACCTCCCCTCCAGGGCGGTGGATGGCTTCACAGTTCGCGTGAAGGGATCGAACGAGATTGCCTACGATGACTATTACGTCCGCTACCGGGCCACCAACGGGAATCCGCTAGGGGGTGTCTGGGAGGAATGCGCCAAGCCGAGTGAGCCCTTCCGTCTGGACGGGACGAAGATGCCCCACGTCCTCATCCGCAAAGAGGACGGCACGTTCAGCTTCGAGAAAGCACCTTGGATTGACCGGCAAGCGGGGTCTATCGATACCATCCCGTTCCCGACGCTTGTTGGTGCCCGCGTTCAGGACATCTTCTTCCACCGTAACAGGCTCGGGATGCTCTCAGGGGAGAACCTCCTCCTGAGCCGGGCAGGGGACTTCTTCAACGTCTTCCGAACGACTGCAATCCAAGTCCTGGACACGGACCCCATTGACGTGGCCGTGGCGACGGGTGGCGGCTCGATGGACCTTCAGCACGCCGTGGCATTCAACGAAGGACTGACGCTGTTCTCAGAACAGGCGCAGTTCCAGTTCGGGAAGGCCGACCTCCTGACACCCAAGACGGCCTCGATCACCCTGACGACACAGTTCGGGTGCTCCCAGAAGGCCAAGCCGGTGGGGTCCGGGAGAAACGTCTACTTCTGCCTGACGAGAGGGTCATACTCCGCAGTGCGTGAGTATTACGTCGATGTGGACACCCGCACCAACGACGCGGCCGACATCACGGCCCACGTCCCGCGTTACGTGCCCAGCGATGTTACGAAGCTGGCCGCTGGGCCGAATGAAGACATCCTTGTGGCACTGGCGCCTTCAACCCCGAACTCCCTCTACGTCTACAGGTACTACTGGCAGGGCACGACGAAGCTTCAGTCCTCGTGGTCCAGGTGGGACTTCGGTCCAGGTGACCGGGTCCTTACGTGCGAGTTCATCGATAGCAGCCTGTGGCTAGTGATTGCGCGGGATGACGGGACGTTCCTCGAAGAGGTCGTCATCGCTCCGGGTATGGCCGACTTCGGTCAGCCGTTCCTGTTCCGTCTGGACCGGCGCGTCCAGCCGGTCATGACCCACGTGGAGGGTGACGAGCCGACCACCCAGTTCTGGGTCCCCTACAAGCTAACCACTGGGGGCACCTACGAGTGCGTGACGCTGAACCCTTCGGGAGACGGCACCAAGACTGGCGCCATCATCCCCTTCCAGGTCATCGCTGAGGAATCCGAGCGGACCCTCGTGTCCGTGTCCGGGACCCTGCTAGGGGCCGTGTTCGGCCGGCGCTACGAGATGCGCTACAGGTTCTCAACCCTCTTCCTTCGCGAAGAGGCGCCGGGGGGAGGGCAACAGCCTGTCACCGAAGGTCGCCTACAGGTCCGCAAGATGACCTTGTCACACGCGGAGACCGGCTACTACCGGGTGGAGGTCACGCCCCGTGCCCGTTCGACCTACACGTATGTGTTCGCGGGTAGGACCCTTGGGTTCGACGGGAACCGCCTTGGGCTCCTCTCAAACGAGACGGGTAACTTCGGCTTCTCGGTAGCCTCTCAGAACGAGGGGGTGACCATCGACGTGGTCAACGACAGCTTCCACGCCTCGACATTCCTGAGCGCCGCGTGGGAAGCGTTCTACACGTCCCGGTCCCGCCGCGTCTAAACCTACCCACACGTGGGACAATCATGCTTACACTCAGACCCGCCACCGAGGCGGATTGCCTGTACCTCGCGGATCACCTCCGCGGGGCTGACAGGGATGAGGTGGAGGCTGGCGGCTCGACCCCCCTAGCGGCCCTCCTAGCCGGTCTACACGGCTCCCTGGAGGTCGTCGCTGGGGTGGATGAGCGGGACGTTCCGGTGATCCTCTCGGGCTTGTGCGCCATCCCTGGACATCCCCTTGTGGGTTCCGTCTGGGCTCTAGGTAGCGATGCCGTGAGGGACCACCGCGTGTCGTTCCTTCGACACTCCCGCGCCCTTTGCCAGCGGTTCCACCAACGCTTCCCCGTCCTGATGAACCTCGTGGATTCGAGGAACACCGTTCACATCGAGTGGCTCCGGTGGATGGGCTTCACCTTCATTCGCCGCTGGCCCGAGATGGGACCCCAGCGGCTCCCCTTCATCGAGTTCGTGCGGCTGCAAGACATGCGCCCACTGACCAACCCAGGAGACGCCGTTGTGTGAGCCTATCTCGATGGCTCTCGCGAGCTTCGCCCTCACCGCGGGGTCGGCCGTAACCAGCTACATGGGAGCGTCCGAGACCGCCCAGACAACCAACCTCGCTAACCGTATCACCCGACAGAACGCCATCGCGGACTTCGGGCGACAGGAAGCGGCCCTGGGGAAGCGCCAAGCCCAAGAGGCGGACGCGGCCTCAGCGAAGAAGTTTGACGTGTCCCTAGACGCTCAGAAGGCCCGCGCCACGAACGCCGTCGCGGCTGGAGAGAGCGGCATTGCCGGTCCCACCGTGGATAGCCTCATGCGGGACATCTACGCCCAGGAGGGTCGCTACAACACCCGCGTGGACACGAACCTGGATTGGACCAACGACCAAATCCAGGAGCAGAAGAAGGGCGCGTCCTACGCCATGAAGGACCGCATCAACTCCCTCAGGGACGTTCAGCGGCCGTCCTTCCTTGAGACCGGCCTCCGCATCGGCGCGGCTGGAGTGGACGCCTACAGCGGCTTCCGAACCAATTCCAGACGGTGGAGCGAGTAATGGCGCTGACCCCAGGGCTTCGGCCCTTCCAAGAGGATGCCCCTGACGTAGGCCGTAGGCGACAGACCACGGACCTCCAGGAGACCCGCATCCGCCAGCCTGACCTCAGGCCCGCCGCGGCGCCCGTCAACACCTTCAACCGGGCGATGACGGCACCCCAGGACGACAACGCTCAGCGCCTTGCCGCGGCCCTTTCGGGCATCAACCCGAGTCTCCAGCGGTTCGCTACGGTCCTCGCGGAGGACGGTAAGGATGAGGTCTCCAGCTCCGTCCAGGCGAAAATCCTGAAGGTGGGTGGGGACCCGAAGAAGGTTGAGGAGCTGATGGCCTCGGACCCGGAGATGCAATCCGGGCTCGGCAAGGCCGCTGCCTCCCGCCGTCTCGGCCAGCTCCTCGCGGCCCAGGCGATCAACGAAGCGAAGACCCGCTACCAGAACGACTTCGACCGCGTGAACGGGGACCTGGGCGCCCTCACATCCGAGACGATGAAGCCCTACCTGGAGAAGTTCGGGAACGACCCGGTCTTTCGTAAGCAGTTCGTGGACGACGTGACGCCCGGTGTGGCCGCGCTCCGCAACACGGACGCCCAGACCAAGGCCCAGGACGCCTACACGCGGACCCAGGACGACCAATCCAAAATCTTCCTCGGGATCGTCTCGAAGGCCCAGGACGCTGGCAAGGACCCCAAGGCCACCGCCGCGGATGTCGTCCGGGAGTTCTACGGCAACGAGAAAATCCTCCGCATGCCCTACGCGGACCAGCAAAAGGCCCTTGTGCCGGTGGTCCGGGCGCTGGCCGAACAGGGCAAGTACGATGTGGTCCAGGCCCTCGCGGAGACGGAGCACAACGGGGAGAAGCTCCTCGACAACGCCACGGTTGGTCCCAGCGTGGCCCAGGCGGTCACCTACGCGCGCTCCCAGCGGGACAAGCTGGTCAAGGACTCCACGGTCAAGGACCGGCAGGACGACTACGCCAAGTTCCAGAACGGCGAGGCGTCCCCCGAGGACGAACAGCGCATCCTTGCCCTGGCCCGTGAGAAGAACGGCGCCATTGACGAGGGCACCGCCAACGCTTGGGTCCAGACGAACCGGAACGTCCGTGAGCGTCAACAGGAGGCGGCCCGTAAGGAGGCCGCGAGGGTCCAGCTCATGGACCGCCTGAACACCCAGGAGGCCCAGCTCACGAGCATGGGCGTGGAGGCCGTGAGGGGCGGGAAGGTTTTCTCGCTCCCCCAGGTGACCGTCCTGAACAAGCAAGGCGCAGAGGAGACCCTCGGGGGCGACAAGTTCCGCGAGCGGGCCTTCAGCGACTTCGAGGAGTGGTCCACCCAGTACGCCCAGCAAAAGGGCGAGACGTGGGACCAGACGGTGCTCCGTGAGGCGCCCATCTACGCCCAGAACGGCTACGCCCCGAAGAAGTGGAAGGACACCCTCTCCCAGGGTGGAGCCTCCATCGCGGCGTCAGCCATGTCCGGTGAGGCGCCCCCTGAGGCCGCCCAGCGTGCCTATGCGATGTATAAGCTCCTCCACGCCAACAACGCGCGGCTCCTGAACGACCTCGTGCCCAAGGACCAGCGGGACTTCTTCGAGTCCTGGAGGGTAGGCGAGGAGGACGCGGGGCTGGCCCCTGGCAAGGCCCTCTTGCTCGCCGCTGAGGCCAACGCGGACCCCGCCAACCGCCTCAAGCGGCTCTCTTCAGTCTCCTCACGGACGATCAAGGACAAGGTGGGGCAGCTCACCTCGACCTGGGGTCAGATGTTCCGAGGCGAGGTCGCACCCGACAACATCGGGGACATGGCGGCCACCGTACAGCGCCTAGCGGAGAACTACTCGGTTCTCGGCCTGGGAGCTGACAAGGCCGTAGAGCGCGCCGTTGAGCGAGTCCGCGCCACTCACGTGAGCGTCAACGGCTTCTGGATAGACGCATCCGACCGGCGAATCCCGCCCGGTTTCCCGGACCTCGCTCAAGACGTGCTCGCTCAGTACGCCGAGAAGCATGGCAAAGCCGAAGGGCTCGAAGCCTCGGACCTCACAGTGCGGAGCTTCGGCGGCGGCTCGGACGCTTGGCGCATCGTGCGCAAGTCGGACGGCATCCCCGTGGACGACCCCCGCGACGGCATCTTCCGCACGAACGACCTCCTCCAGGCTCAGGCAGCTCGCAAGGACGCCGCGGACGCGAAGACCCTCGACAGCATGCGGCGCAAAGCCAACCCGGCTCCCCTCTCACTGGAGATGGAGGTCCCGGTCCCCTAAACACATGAGAGGTAGATATGGCCGACCGGCGAACGGAAGCCGTCGAGTATTTTAAGAGCCAAGGCTGGTCCCCCGTCCAAGCTGCGGCAATCGTCGGACACGCTATCGCGGAGAGCAACTTGAACCCCGGCATCTCGGGGGACAGTGGCGCCGCCTTCGGGGTCTTTCAGCACAACGACCGCAAGCCGGCTCTCCTGCGCTACCTCTCCTCTAAGGGGTACGCTCAGAACGACTTCAAGGGCCAGCTTGAGTTCGCGCAGCACGAGCTGATGACCTCGGAGAGCTACGCGGCCGAGAAGCTCCGAGCGTCCACCACGATTGAGGACGCCACGGCCGCCTTCATGCACTTCGAGCGCCCCGCGGGGTACTCCAGGGCAAACCCCCGAGGGGGCCATAACTGGGCCGGGCGGCTCGCCAACGCGAAGTCCCTCTACGATGGGACCGCCTCCTACCCCTCCATCGGGGGCGGGGCAGTTTCCGCTTCGGCGGTCACGGCCTCGCCCAGCCCCGCGAAGGTGAACTGGAGCGACCCGGTCCAGCCCAAGGCCCCCGTCACGGACGCCGAGATGAACGCCTACCGAGCCGAACAGGCCGCGAAGGCAAACCCCTACGGCTTCGGTGAGGGGCTCTGGGAGGCCACGAAGGACGCCCAGACGATGACGTGGCTCCTGAAGGGGAGCACGGAACTCCTCCCGGACCCCAACTGGGTGCCCACGAAGGAAATCCTCACGGCCGCCCAGTCGGGCATCCCGGCGCGCTTCCAGGAGCAGCTTGGGGCCGCGTCGTCCCAGGCCCACCTTGAACAGCTCCGTGAGCGCATCCTTGCGGACGTGGAGCATGAGAAGCGCCTGGACGACATGGGGTGGACGGGGACCGGAATCAGGATCGGCGCCGCGTTCACGGACGTGGTGGGTCTAGGGCTCACCGTCCTGGCCCCCGAGGTCGGCCTTCCGGCCAAGGCGGGGAGGCTCTCACGGTCCCTCGTGAGGGGCGCTGAGGGTGCTGCGATCAACGCGGCCCTGGAGGTCCCCCGTGTCATGAACAAGCCCACGGCCGAAGGCACGGATGTCCTCTGGGCGGCCGGCGCTGGGCTTGCCCTCGGGGGCGCGTTCGGTGCCCTCGGGAGGAACGCCGCGGTAGCCGAAGAGGCCACGGACCTGACCCGCATCGGGAAGGCGATGCAGCGCCACGCGGACGCCGAGGACGCGGCCGGGTCTCAGCTCGTCACCCCCACGCTCGGGGGCTCGATGGTGGACCTCGGAGGCACTGGCGGTGCCGCGAGAACGTCAGCCCGAGAGGCCCTGACGGTCAATGCTGAGGACTGGGCACACGCGGCCGTGGACGAAGCCATTGCACGCTCCTGGAAGCCCGGCTGGCGCTGGGACCTCGCGGGCAAGGGTAAGGGCTCGGACAACGCCGCCACCCGCGCCTTCATGGGAAGCACCGTCACGGACGTGGTGGGCAATGCGGACAAGGCGAAGGTCGCCGGCCGCACGGCTGAGGAGTACCAGAAACAGGTGGAGTTCGACTTCGGGATGATGGCCGACAAGGCGCACCTGGAGGGCTTCGAGAGCTACGCCAAGCGCCTGGAGATACCCCGCGGCCAGCGTGACGAGGCCCGCCAGCGGTTCAACGCTGAGGTCACCGAAGCGATGGACAACCGGGTCCCTGGGCGGGAGTTCTCCCCCGAGGCTACGGCCACCGCGGCGAAGCTCCGTCAGGGTTACGGCGGGCTCCTGGAGCTGGCGAAGAACCCAGGGCTCCTCGACGGGACCACGAGGCGGGCCGTGAAGGGCTTCGAGGACATCCCCCTCGATCCCAACTACCGGCCCAACATCGCGAACCACGAGAAGATTGACGCCCTCACCACCCGGTACGGTGACGACACGCTCCGTGAGTTCCTCCGTAGCGCCTTCGTAGCGGCCAACCGAACGCTCCCTGATGATGTGGCTGAGGCCATGTCCAAGGGCTATTTGCGGCGCCTCCGCGAGGCCACAGCGGGGATGACGAGCGTGGACCGGGCGATGCACGGCTCGGACCTGGAGGGCCTTCAGCGGGCTCTCAGTGACCTCGACCTGGACGATGCGGCGCGAGACGCCGTGATCCGGGCGGTGACCCCGAGCCCCAGCGAAGGCCAGACCCTCGCGCGGGCCAAGCGGCGGACCCTCTACGAGAACACCTTCGAGATGAAGGTGAAGGCTCGGGATGGCTCCTGGGAGACCCTTCGCATGAAGGACCTCTTCCACGATGACAGCCACTTCCTGTTCAACAGCTACGCCCGCCAGATGAGCGGTCAGGTCGCCATGTCGATGGTCCAGGTGAGGAACCCACTTCACCACCCCGTCCGCAACCCTGACGCTCCTGAGTTCCTCATCGACGGCGTCACAAGCCGGGAGGACTTCGACAAGCTGGTACGCGACATGCGCGCCACCTGGGACGCTCGCACGGACCTTCCGCACGACAAGCGGGTCAAGCTAGCTGACGCCGACCAGAAGCGGATGGAGTTCGTCTACGAGCGCGTGACAGGGGTCCCGGACCAGTTCGACCGGACCACGCTGGGCCGCGGTCTCCAGATCGTCCGTGACTACAACTTCATCCGGGTCATGAACCAGGTGGGCCTAGCCCAGATTGGCGAAACCCTGGGTGTCGTCACGCGGCTCGGGATCAAGGCGGCCTACCAGGGCATCCCCACGTTCCGGGCGATGACCCGCGACGCCATCACCGGAGAGCTGAACTCGGGCTTCGCTCGGGACATCGAACAGCTCTCGGGCTTCGGTGCGGACTGGTTCCGCGGGGGCTTCAAGGGCCACCTCGAAGACGCGAGTGGGGTCCCCATCAACCGCTCCACCCAGGGCAACCTCTACAACACCACCCAGGACGTGCTCCACACCGGCAAGCGCATCACGAGTGTCATCTCGGGCATGGCCCCGATTGACACGATGGCCCGCCGCTGGGCCTCCGCGGCTATCGTCATGAAGATCATGAACGCGGCCGTGAAGCCTGACGCCTCAGGCCGGATGCGCGCCCTCAACGTGGACCGTATGCGAGCCCTCGGGCTGGACGATGAGATGGCCGAACGCGTCTTCGCCCAAATCCGCCAGCACTCCTACAAGGAGGAGGTGGGCGCCACGGGCCGCAAGTACGTCCAGGGCGGGTTCACCCGCTGGGACGACCAGGAGGCCCTCTCAGCGTTCCGTGGGGCCGTATGGCGCTGGAGCCGTCAGGTCATCCAGGAGAACCACCTGGGACAGTCTAGCGTCCTTCTAGGGAGCGCGCTGGGCCGCACGATCTTCCAGTTCCGGTCCTTCATGCTCGGGGCCTACACGAACCAGTTCCTCCGCGGGCTCCACCACATGGACTTCCCCACCTTCGCTACGTGGGTGATGACCTCCACGGTGGGCTCGATGGTCTACGTGGCCCAGCAATATCTCAACACGGCTGGCCGCTCGGACCGGGAGAAGGTCCTGAAGGAGAAGCTCGCGCCCAAGGCCATCGCCGCGGCGTGGGTCCAGCGTGGCGAGTGGTCCTCGATCCTACCAACCGTGATCGATAGCGGCCGGGACCTTACGGGGTTCCCCCACCTCTTCGACACGCGAACCTCAGGGACCGCCTCATCCTTCTTCGGCTCCCCCACGCTCGACCTCGCCAACAATGCCTTCAAGGGCATCGGCGGGATTGCGAGGGGTGCCCGTGAGGGGGGCTGGAGCCAAACGGAGGCACGGACGGCGGCACGTCTACTGCCGTACTCCAATGCCATCGGCATGGTTCCCCTCCTGAACTCCATGATTAGCACCCTACCAGAACAAAAGCCGCGGAAGTCCAAGGACTCAGGAAGCCTCTTCTAGGCCCAGTCACGGACCACCGCACGACCCCTTAAAGGCCCTCGGAGCTGACCGCTTCGGGGGCTTTTTCTGTTTCAGGACAGCTAATGCCCCTGTCATACAATGAGTACGCGGGTGATGGTTCCAATCGGAACTTCCCCGTGTCGTTCGAGTACATCAACAAGACGCACGTGACGGTCAAAGTGGACGGCGTGGCTGCCCCGTTCACATGGATCAACAGCGGCTCGGTGCGGTTGGCTACAGCCCCGGCCGCGGGTGCTGTTGTGGACGTGAGGAGAAAGACCCCCGACAACGTCCGCCTCGTGGACTTCGTGGATGGCTCCACCCTCACGGAAGGGGACCTCGACCAAGCCCTCAAGCAGTTCCTCTTCCTGTCCCAAGAGGCCCTAGACTTCGCCCGTTCCCCCGGCCCTGCGGGTCCTCCTGGGGGTGGGGGAACCAACGATTACAACGCCCTCAGCAACAAGCCGTTACTGAAGGAAGGCGCCTTCCGGGACGTAGGCAACACCGAAGGAACGCTTGCCGCGGGTAATGATCCGCGATTTGCGGACATCGCAGCGGGTAACCCGGTCTTCAACCGTCAGGCCACGGGGGGGCGCGCGCGGACCTTCAAGGAGGCCATGAGCGAAAACAGCGTCGATGTCCGTGAGTTCCTGACACCCGAGATGTTCGCCGGGACTACCGATGCCGGCCCTGCTCTCAACGCCTGTGCCGCGTACTGTCGCCTCTCTGGGCGCCGCGTGATGTCCTTCCAGGACTTCGCCGGGACACTCCTAGTGAACACCACCGTGGATTATTCTGGCCTTCATGTGAAGGGTCCAGGCACGGGTTGTGATGAGTCTACCTACATCCTGACCACCGCCAACGTCACCACCTTCCAAGCCACCGGAAGTTCCAGCGCGTTCACGGGTATGCGTGTCGAGCACCTGGGCAGCGGGCGCTTGGTCAACGTGCCGAACGGTATCAACCATGTCGTGCGTGGAAACAAGTTCAACGCGTCTACACCGGGGACGACTGGTGGGGTCGTTTGCTATGGCGGCAGTAACGTCTACATCGATGAGAATATCATCACGAACATGCGTACCGCTGCGTATGCGACGGAGTGCGTGAGAGCCTCGGACGATCTTTGCATTAACACCCGCATCTCTCGGAACTACTACGGTGGAACCGGCAAGGGCATCTTGGTTGCGGCTGACGGAAACTACGCCACGAACGCCAACGGGAAGACACCCGGCACGCCCCGGCATCGCCCTGAGGGTGTGGAGATCATCAGCAACCAGAGCATCCTTACAGGCGGCGCGTTTGTAGAGATCACTGCGGGCCTCAACGTCCGCATCGTCAGCAACATGATCGATCAGGCCCCGACGATTGGCGGCGTCATCCTTGTTCCTCAAGGAACGATCCCTGAGCTTGCTATCCAGGGTGTTCAGATCGTCG